ACGAACAACGGGTTGTTCAACGTGTCAGGCTGCATGTTATTCGTATTATCCGCGCTTCCAATGCTTTGGAAAGCCGAAAAGCCGGGTGTGCCAACGAACACGGTCACTGGCTCCGTGCGGTCTGGCCGAGGATCCCGCAGTGCAATAGAGTCCCCCGTAAAACGCAACGGGAACAGCTGAGGCTCTTTTGGCTCATAGTCATCAGGACAGACCATGAACCCACGCCAGTTCTTCCTAAGCGTTAGGTACGGATACCGCTGGCCACAGTAGTCACATAGGCCGTAGGAGAATTTGCCTGTCGCAAAGGCCATCACTGGTCCCCATAATCAGGCACAAAAGAGACACTGGCCGTGTCTCGGTCTTCCATGGCCGCCCGGTTGAAGTCTTCCTCATAAATCGTCTTCAAAACAGGCATGCGCTCCGGCGCGAACTTCAACGAAAGCTGGTAGGCCAAGCCCGAAGCCAGACAAGGCAAGAACCGGAAGTTCACATCCGTCGTGTTGGTGTACTGCCCCGCATCCTGGATGCGACGAATCCGGTAATAAACGAAGGTATACGGCTGGTCAGCGGCCGGATAAAAGAACACCTGAAAAGGGTCAGAACGCTGCACATAAAACTGTGCAGGACGCGCCTGCGTGGTCTTATCCGGCTGGTTCAGATACTCCTCACGGCTGATCCGGTCCAAAGTAATGTCTGTCAAAGGCCCCTGAGAAGCAGGTAACCGAATCACGGCCGAAAGCACATTGACCGTGTCAGCGTCCAGCGTAATCTCATTGTCGCCCTGGACCAGCGAAAAGGTTTGTTCCTCAATCGTCCACAGGTTCAAGCCCCTGTTTGCCCAATCCAGGAACAACAGATTCAACGAACGACGAGCAGTGGTCATCTGATAACCACTCGTCATCCGCATGCCACAGCGCTCGAAGGCCTCTTCGATGAGGTCGTCGATGCTAAGGTTGAAGTCTGTTGTGCCGGAGGTAGTCATTCTTTATACAGGTTGTCAAAAGTGGTCTCAGGGTCCATGTAGGTGTCATCTTGCTCTGCACAATGGATCCACTGACTCGGCCTGAAATCAGGAGCACCTTTTCCAGTCTCCCAATACGCGGGACTCGTCACACGGACCCTGTTGTTCGGCAAAGCCACAATATTGCCTGTCCACTTCCCTGCGTCCGTCAACATCAGCACATGGCTTTGTTTGTGCTGCGACGGACAATCCGCTACTTCGCTTTCCGCATAGTCTACCGTAAACAAGTACCGCCCGGTATAAAACTCCCCCGCTATTTTGCACAGCCACGGACTGGGAGAGGTCCGGGCAAACTTCACTACGGTATGATGATGCGAAGGACAATCCCAAGGTTGTGCAAGGTGGGTAGGCATCCGCTCAGGCCACTCCTCCAACGGGATGTCCCCCACCAACGCCGTAACAGGCATCCTGGCCCACATCGCACCACCATGGACATTCTCCGAATCATCTACATCACTTTCACATCCCGTAAAAACAAGCTGAAAGCTTAAACACCTGTCCGGCATCGAGGTGACCGCAATTGCCATGGCATGCAGGTACTCCCCGTGGTACTTCTGATGCATGTGCGTAAATTCACGCCTCACCCAGCACTTAAAGTACGGGATGTTGCTGATCAGGTACGACATTACTTGCCGCGCTTACCGCCAGCAGCCATCATCTTTTTCTTCATCATGCCACCAGTGGCCATCATCTTTTTCTTCATAGCGGCACCACCAGCAGCATAACCTTTAGTCATCATGCCCCCGCCCATCATGCCCATGGCCATCTTCTTGCGAGGACTAACGTCGCCACCATTGGCCATCATGACAGGCCCAGTTTTGCCCTTGGCAGGGTCAGATTCCATCTTGTTCTTGGGGCCTGACTCAACAGCGCCCCCACCCTTAGTTGCAGCACCCATTCCACGTCCAGGCATTTTATTTCCCCTTTTTCATTGCGCGGCCTTTAGTGTCCGCAGTTTTGCGCTTCATAGCACGGCCAGATTTATCCGCCATGCCGCCTTTTTCCATTTTGCCAATCCCATCAGCGGCAAAAGCTGGAACCTTTTTCCCACCCTTCATAACCATTTCCATTTTGCCACCTGCGGCAGCTGCCTTCTTTTTCATCACTTTTTACTCCTTTAAAAAAAAAACTACTACCTAAAAGCAGCCGTTTTTTTCGCTATACGTTTAGGTTGTTTAACAAACTGCTTACCTGCGGCTTTTCCTTTTCTTTTCGCCCGCGTTGTTGCCGCATACTCAGCAGAGGATAAAGAGCTAATTGCTGCTTCGGGTAAATAACGCTCGCCTGTAACGGAAGATTTCTTACCACTCTTGGTCCTCCATTTCTGCGCCCCCCAATCTTTAAGACTCTTCTGGGGCGTCTTCAAGAGCTTCGTCCTCTAGGATTTCTTCTAACCCACAGGTGCAAGGACCATCCACTATATATAAACAATCAGCCGTATGCTTGAATGCCGGTATATATGGAATAGTCTTTAGCCTAAATTTTTCAATATCAAACAATTCAGTATTAACCACGATATCCACCACCTTTCGCTTTGTACTTCTTGGCTAAGAGTTGGGCTTTTCTGGCTGACCATTGACCCGCAGCAGTCCCTTGAGTCGCAGAAGACTTAATCTGTTCAAAAAGCTTTTTGCGCATCCCAGGCTTTGTGTAGTTGCCGGATTGATTAACGCGAGATTCTCCACCCTCCTTGAACCCTGTTGTTTTTGCTGCTTTAACAAAATCACTTTTTTTGGGAGCGCCCTTACTACCAACCTTGCGCATCTTCTCGCCCGAACCAGCCGCGATACGCTTGCGCTTGGCTTGAATGTTGGCATAAAGACCCGGTTTGGCAGCCATCATCTACCCCTTTTGAATAAGCCGGTCAATTTTCTCTTCAAGGCGGTTAAACCTTGCGTCAATGTGTTCAGTAATCCGTTGAACTTCTTCTTTAGTGACGTGATCACGAGCTACCTCCACACGAGTATCGTTAAGCCTTTGTTCAAGCTGTTCTAGCTTTTTAAATTTTTCTTGTGCCATATAGCTAATCAGCGCAAAAAATGCCGCCGCCAAAGTAAGAACTCCGTTCCAGAAAAAGTTAATTAGTTCCATTTAACACTTCCACCGTTTTCTAGCCTGTCGAATGCGGCTATTAGGATCTTTTGCGGCCTCTGGAAATTTCTTCATCTGGCCTAGTGAACGAGCACAGAAAGACTTTCGCCTAGCAGCACGTTTGCCTGTAGGTTTATCTTCTGTAACAGCGGTTGAAAGTTTAGAACCGGGATTGGCACGACGGTAGGCCTTAACACCCTTTTCCGTCATGCCCGCCCCCGCCTTGGTGGGCCGGAAATTACCCGACTTCACCGAGGTTTTGATCCCCATGCCCTTGGAAGCCATTGCTTATGCCAAGAAGACTGTCATGTTTGCAAAAGTGGCTACTGTGTACTTCAGGTAGGAGCCATTTTCAGACCGTATTCCTTCCTCGGGAATGTGAATGCTGTCCACCGAGGTGGCTGAATTAACTGTCCCAAACTTAAACACAGAACTTCCAGCGGCAGAACCTTTTACAAAGTCCATTGTTCCAGCAGTGCCTGAAAAGACAACATAAATGCCTTTAATACGGATGGATCCAGCAAACACAACATCCAAGGCATTTGCGTTCATGCCAACAGTTACGTTGTTTGCACTTGTTGAACCACTTATTGCAACCTGCGTTACGGTTTTAAAATAGCCTGTGGTGGTCACAGTGTTGTTATTAACACCTGTAACGACCTCAACCAGCGCACTGCCGTTAATGTCGGTGCCTGTAATCGTAAAAGTCAACGTAGCTAAATTGGCTGTACTCGCCACCGTAATCTGCCGGGCGGCAGAAAAAGTAGCTACGCCACCCGAAGCTTTAGCGCCGTTAATGGTTAAATTACCTGCTCCTGCAGCAGCCTGCGTCTGACAAACACCGTCAGCATCCAGCGCGTCTGTGTCTGCTGTTAGGAAGCGGGCTACAATGTTTGACATGCCCATGGCATTTCTCCTTCGCTGTAAGGGGGCCGAAGCCCCCTATACATTACGATGCGTCCGCAAACACACCACCAGTGCTGTCCGTTACAGCCACGGTCGAGTTAGCGACCTTAATCAGATCCCCAGCTGCACCGTAATCAGTGATGTTGTTTCGTACGCAATTGCTAAAGAGAACCACTCCATTTTGATTTGCATTTCCCACCGCAGCCACAGTCATTGTGGTCTCGCCCGTGATGTTCTGTGCATTGATCAAAGTAGAGTTCTGGAAAAGCGCCCAACGGCCCAGAGAACTTGCAGCGTTTGCATCAACAGCAAGAACACCTGCGTTCGTTGCATAAATCGGGAAGAGGCAGCCATTAAATGTGTTGCGTGCCGTTTCCGAACGAAGACGAACATTCGCATTGGCCACAGTACGAGGAATCGTATCTACCCCAAAAGTGCAGGTCTCGAACAAGTGCTCACCACCACCCGTCAACAGAAGGCAGGCACTGCCCGTTTCATCAGCGGAGAAAGTTGCATTACCCATGCCAGCAAAATGCACATTGCTGTAGTAGTTGCGCTCGCCTTTGTCTTCCCAGGCCACAACAGCAGCCGACTCGGCAAAACCTTCAAAAATTTGAATGTTGGCAAACATACAGCCATCGCCCGTAACCTCTACCATCGGAGTAAAAGCAGTAGTCGGGGCTGATGCCGCATGAGAAATGCGGGCGCGTTGAGAAATATTGACCGGGGAACAGATACCAACAAGGTGCGTTGCGTCTTTGTTCCACTCAAGCTTGGCAGTTAGTCTGGCAGTGCCGGAAGCCTGCCCATTACCAATCAAGAACACAACATCATTTTTGCCGGAAGAGCACTTGTCCAAAGCAGCAGGCAAGGTCTTCAAAGACTGCGCAGGACTCAACCCCGTGTTGCCATCAGCACCAGTGGCCGGATTGACATAGAAGTAGGTTCCCGTAAAAGGGATCATCCCGCCAAAAGCAGGACCAATGAAACCGCCAGGAGAAACCACTGGGCCAGAAAAAGTAGTCGTACCCATCGAACTTCCTTTCGTGTAGTAGCACTTACCCGCGCTGTCTCTACTAAGTCTGCCAAGCCAGTCAGCACGGGTGGGGGTCTTGGAATAACTACAAAATACACTAAAAAGAAAAGGGGCACAAGGCCCCTTTTCTTACTTCACTAGGCTGCTCCGGGAGATCCGAAGACTCCACGGGGATCGCTGAAGCCAAACGAATAGCGCTCACGAGCCTTGTAACGCACGTTGCCGGTGTCGAAGTCGCCCTCAAAACCAGTCTTCATGCTTACACGCTGGAACATCTTCATGCCATTAGGAGCATCGGTCATGATGAAGAAGGCCTCAGGGTCGGTCAGGTAATGGTTAACCCGATAACCCTGGGGGATCATCCCCATGTTCTTGATCGCGTTGATGTCGTTGTCTGCCGTACCAACACGCAGCGTGGACTTCATGATGCGATCTGCCGTGAACTGAAGCTCCTTGGGGATGATCAGCTTGATACCCTGAACCGCGATCTTCAGTCCGCGCTCATCAGTGAATGCGGAGATGTCGATCAAGGCCTGCTCAAGGGAGGTCTCGCTGAGGTCAGCCGGGGTGGAGAGCTCGTTTTTGAGGACCGGGCCAGACAGGGTCGGGTGGTCATCAGCACACAGCGGCTTGCCGTCGCCACCGATAGAGGTGGTGAAAGCGCCGTTGAGGATCGCGGCGGCCTTGATCTGCTTGGTGTTGGCCATGGAACGGGCAAGAGCCTTGGTATAACGAGCAGCCAGGGAGGCGTACAGGTTATCTTCCACAGCCTCTTCCGTCAGGGAGAAGGCCAGAGCGATGGTCTCGTGTGTGTAACGAGCGGTATAGACCTCTTGCGCTTGGTCATAGGCGACACCAGCGCCTTCGGTCTTCACCGGAGCGGAGTCAAAGCCGGAGAGCATTACTTCCTCTTCAAACGCGCGATCCGAGGTCTCAATTGCATAGATCTGGGTGTGCTCGTTTTCGTAGTTTTTGTACTCAAGGCCAAACAGAGCATTGAGCCCTGGCTCAAGCTCTTGTACTAGTTGGGAACGTGAAATAGCCATTTGTCAGACTCCTTACGATGCAACGCCAGCTACACCGCCGCTGCTGTAGCTATGGTTGTTGATTTTAACAACAAGCTGAGCAAAAGCACCCAACGTGTTACCCGGTTTTGCGTAAAGACCAACGATTTTTAGATTTCTACCGGCAGTGGTGTCTGGAGCACCAGTAGTAGTCATGCCTGATAGGCCCGTGGTCGTGTTGCCTGTTCCTGCCGTAATGTTGACGTTCTCGCCGATGTCAGCTTGAACAATCACTTGGCTGTTGGCCTGAATTAAGAACAGTTGACTGGGGTCATCAATAATATCTGCCTGCAGATCTTCGGTGAAGGCAGCGTTGGCAATAAACTTGTTTGAAAAAGTTGGTTTGCCGGTAACAGGATCATCATAGAAAACGCCGTTGAACACGCCCACAGCAGCCTCACCAGCAACTGCCAATTGAACGTATCCACCTACGATACGTACCAAATCACCCTGAAAGAGGTTTGTACCGTAGTCTTCCTTAATCAAATACCCATACTGCTTTTGCGCTCCCGTGGCAGAGAGGTTGCCTAGAGGGCGCAGTCCAAACGGATTGTTGGAATTTGCCATTTTGAAAGTCCTTTAAAAGATTAAGAGTCGGCCATTGGGCCACCAAAAGTCACCTTCGATTGCCGCACTGGCTTGTCAATACGCATGCTGTTGTGAGCATTTGTCTTCATCAAGTCATTATCGGCTGCCGTAACTTGGTCCTGTGCCCTGCTGCGGTAATACGCGTTGCGCTCTTCAGCTGTCTCAATGGGGATACGAGCAAGAACCATGCCGCCAACAGAGATGATCCCTGCGTAACGGCCGTCTTCTACCGAGGGTACGGGGAAGTCTGGGTACTCATCAGATCGAACCAACTCATAGCCCTCGCGGATTTTCCCGGAGATGTTGATTCGGTCTTCTTGACCACCTGCTTCCATCCTTAGCCAACGGTGCTTGTATCCTGGAGGCGGCTCAGGCGCATCCAGACGAGAAGGCGGGGCCCATGGTTTACGGCGCGAAGTAGTTTCGCGAGTCTCAGAAGCGCGGGTCACGCGCTTGATTTCAGGTATTTTACCAATGGAGTCCATTTTCATTCCTTCACGTATTTGGCGTATTCCTCAAGAGGAACACCTAGTTTTTTGGCAATCGCTACCTGACTCGGCGAGAGCCGGACAGTGCGGCGCGCATTGTTGACACCGGAAGACCGGTTAGCAGGTGCTACCGCCTGCGCGGGGCGCGGTGACCTGGAGTTCTGGGCAGACTGAGAAAATTTCTGTGGAAAAGTCTCCCTAAGTCTGCGATTTAGCTCATCATAATACTCGTCTGACTGGGGGTCAAGCCGTTCTTCTTGAATAAGTTGACGGTGAATGCCCCATGCGGTGTGCGTCATGACCGTGTCCTTGCCAAACCAAGCATTGTCCTCGGCCCATTGTTCTGCCTTGGGGTCAAGCCGAGCGGGCTGCCGAGCCTGCACTTGTGGCTGGGCAACAGGCACTTGGACCGGGGGCGCTTCGGCTTGGTGTCGGCTAAAGGACTCGTAGTTTTGGATCTGCCGCTGCTCTACAGCCAACTGAGCAAGACGCTCCTGGGCTTCCATCTCGGTATCAACATCGCCCTCTTCCCGAGCCTTGCGGATGATCTGCTTTAGGGCAACAGACTGTGTATCCATCCGGCTTTTGGCCTCGCCAAGACGCTGCTGGTCCGATGTCAGGTAGCGCTGATTAGCCTGATGCAGCTGTGCCTGCACATTTTTAGCGTACTCCAAGGCCGCATCTTCACGGCGCTGCGCTTCACGCAGCCGTGCGGTCATCTTGTCGATGCGCTTTTTGACCTTGTCGCTGTAGTTGTCCAGTTCGTCTGCGTTTTGTTGCGCAGCAGCAGACTCAACGAGAGGGGCATCCTCCTGATTTAGGAGCTCTGCCTTGCCGTCCTCGTTTACCTGCACTTCGGCAGGATTTTCGTCCTCGCCGAGCTTAAATTCCAACTGTTCGTCGTTCATATTCACCCCTTACATGTGAAGGATGTCTTCAGGGTCGCTTAAGCGACCGATGATTTCATCGTCATTCAAGATACGGATTTCGCCGCCGTCAATGGCAATCCTGGACCCGGCATAACGGCCAAAGATTACCCAATCCCCTTCCGCGCACCATGGCCCGGTAGGAAATTTCGATTCGTCCTTGTAGGCAAGCCCCCCGACCTTGAGCACATAGCCACAGACCGTGGCCAACTGTGTTCGTTTCTGGGTTTCTTCTGCAAGGACAATGCCGCCCTTTGTCTTCTCCGCCCCGCGATACGGCAGGATGGCGATGCGCCAGCCAGTGGGGATGGGAATACGGTCCTTGACCGAGGCTTCCAAAGCCTGGGGGTCAAACTGACCCTCATCATTGTAGGCGTCATCCAAGGTAGGGCCTTGTTCTTCACGCTCCTGTTGCCATTTCTGCTCCAGAGGCGTGAGTGTTGAGGCGAGTGCTGTTTCCAAGTGGTCTTCTCCTTTGGGGTTATAAATCTTGTGAGACTCGGTCTGCCAAATCCTTGGCAATCCCTTCTGCAAGCCGTAACCCTTCAAGACGACCCATCATGAAACGGTAGCGTTCCATATCTGTAATGGTGCCGTTGAGCACAATAGCTTCAGAGTCAGTGCGCATCTGTCGCAGTTCCCTGAGTAAGGCTTCAATGTATTCAAGCATGGGTTTTCCATGTAAAGCAGACGGTTAAAAGCCACCGTCTGAAGGGCTTAGTAAATCTTTACTGGCTTATTTCCGTCCTTTTTCTTTACAGTCATGAAAGGTCCTGGAACCCCTTTCGGACGGCTTCCCGTATTTCCTGGGTTACTTGTTGCCTTAGGCTTTTTCGTCTTTCCTGCCTTCGCAAGAGCAATTGCTGTAGCTTGTTTAACTGCCTTTGTCTTTGACTCAGGCTTACTAGTGCCAATCTTCCCTGTTTTTCCATAGGAACTCACCATTTCCGAGATGTTTGCACTAACTACTTTGGGACTTTTACCTGTTTTGAGGGGCATTTCGTCTGGCCTCCATGCGTGAAATGTTCTGTTGTTGATCTACCTGATTAAGCCTGCGCTGAGCCATATCAGCCCGCAACAGGGCGATGTTTTCCTGCGATTGAATCCGTGCCTGATTGGCCGCCAGAACATCTTGGGCTTTTTTCTGCTCCAGGGCCAAGCGCTGCTGGTCAATCTGATTGTCCATCTGGTCATTAGCAGCACGAATCTGCAGTTCCTGCTCTTTTAGTGCAACAACAGGGTCCGGAACACCTTCTCCACCCATCAGTTGCGACTGCATGTTTTTGGCTTCCATCGTGAACTCAGCTACCTTCAAGGCAATCATGCCTTCCTTCTGAATAACAGAGACCATCCTGTCTGGATCCGTGCCATAGCCCTGGAAAAGCTCTGCCTCCACCGCCTCTTCGGCCTTTAAGCGAACATGCTCAAGAATGTGCTGCTGCAGCAACATCGCCGACTGCGGGTTGGCCTGCAACATCGGTGACATTCCCATCAACAGATGCGAGACAACGTGCGCATCATGCTGCTGCCCAGCAAAAGCCTTTAGCGGCATCATGTTCAACACATCGGAGTTCTCGGACGCCGGATCACGAGGCATCTGGGTCTGCGGCGGCCGCAGGATCCCGTCAATGTCCCGCACATTTAAGGCCGCATACACACGGTAATACGCCTCGTACATGTTGTGCATCTGCGGCGCGCTCTGGGCCAGCTGTAACTGCGTCTGGGCCAAGGTAATGCGCTGCGCGCTTGAGAAAATGTTGGGATCTGCCACAGGCAAAACCGCAACCATGTTGTTAAAGTCCTTCTTCTTAACCTTGCGGCTTGCCCCAGGCACCTCATACGGGTACTCATCAGGCAGATACTCACCAAACCCCTTGGCAAGCATCCGAAACTCGATGCTCTGCGCATAATGCAGCCGCTTGTGGATCGCAGACATGACCATGGATCCACGCTCAAGCAAGGCGAGCGTCGTTCCAACCTGCGCCATCTGGTTGGAATCCCCAACTTGCATGTCCGAGATGCTGGCAAGCCTTCTTCCAGCGTCTACTAAGAAGCCCAGCAACGCAAACAACGTCTGCGAAGGCTCTTTGTACGGCAGTGGCATGAGCGAGGCCGTAAGTTCCGCGCCTCCCGCGTCAATATCCCTAAACTCACCCGGTTGGATCGGATTATCATCGTCCGCGATCCGCGCTCCACGGGCTTTAAAACCTGCCGGTAGGTTGGCCAGCGTCCCTGCATCCAAAAGTTGGCGCAACGCACTGGTCGCACCCTTGGAAAGACCGCCAATTAGGTGAACAAAGCCCAAGCCATACGCGCCAAGGCCCTCGACAAGCACGTAATGCACAAAATATTCAATTCGGCGCTTTAATTCGTCTTCTTTTTCCCAGTTCCTGCGCACTCCGACGATTTGGCCGCTTGTTTCGTCAATTGTGACCACGTACGGGAGCTTGATTCCGGTCGATTCACCGTCTTCTCCGGTGTCTTCAAAGCCCAAAATGTCCAAATTAACGTGGAATTCGAGCAAAAAGACCTCTTCGGCGTAGCCTGTGGCCTGAACTCCGACAATTTTGTCCGTATTCGTGCGGATCTGAGACGGATTGGTGTCCTGATCCTCTTCCACAACATCAATGTCGCTGTATTCCCCCGCTACCACACGCTTTTTGAACTCGTTGGCATCCATCGCAATACGGTTCGTGATCCGTGAACACTGCGACATGACGCTCGAACCGGTGTAGGGGATGTACAAATCGTCCGCCAACACCAGTTTTGAGACCATCCGGCCCAACTGACTGTCGTAATACACCTTTTTGAACACCGAACCACCGTATCCGGTGTAAAAGAGCGCCTGATCCATCTCCGGCGTGTACTCTTCCATGACCGTGGTGATCTGGTAATTCATGAAATCCTGCACTCGGGCGGCCTGCTGCGCCTTGTCTATCGTCTCTTTGCCCAGGATTTGTGTCCGAACCGGGCCTCCAGCGGGCATTAGCTCCTTAAAAGCCTGCGCCTGGAACTGGACAATGGACTCGGTGAGCATGGGATGCACAGCACCGGCCGCGCCACGGAAGGGTTTCGTGCGCTCTTCGACCTTTAGACCAAGAAGATCCAGCCCCTTGGCATACATCTGCTCCCACTGCTCACGGCTGGACTTGTCCGCCTCGAACATGTCCAAGAGCTCAAGCGAGATTGCCGAGAGTTCTGCCTTGTCGATCACGTCCACAAGGTTGTCGTAGAAGTCCACATCGTCTGCCTTGGTGTCGATCTCGACCGTCGCACCACCGTCTGGCTCGATGATGATCTCTACCTCGGGCATCGGGCCCGCTTCTTCGATCTCAATTTCCAACGCAGGCGCTGGATTTACCGCCTTGTCTATAGGCATGCGACCATCCCTTCTTTGTCTTTCACAATCCCCTCTTTAATCAAAGACTTGGCAATAGCCCCGTACTCTACCAGAGGAATGACTTCGTGTTCAGTCTCAATCCAGACCTTCGCACCACACGACAGGGGCTTGTCCGGACGGTAGACAATCCGGCACGGGCCGTTGATCACCACCTCATGCGCATAGGTGTTGGTCTTGTACGTCTTGACCGTTAACACCGGATCACGGGCCCCGGTCTTGCCGTTGGCCTTAATCACATGCTGGTTGACGTGGACGATGGTCTTCACTGGTACTTCGCCTTTTCATACATGTCACGCCACTCCACCCAGACACGATCTGGAAGCGGGTTGTTCTTAGTATCTACATTGTAAGATTCTTGCCTTACAACACCGCCGATAGGAAGTGACTTTAAAAAATCAATCGTCATTTTTTGGTCTTCAAGAGGGGGCAAGCCGTTATAAGTTCCTTTGATCTGGGTAATATCTAGTTTGCCATCGGCCAGCTGCTCTGCCTCTACTGTCACACGGGGATAACCGTCTGGGCTACGCAAAGAAAAGACCTGAGCCTTTCCGGAATCAAAGGCCTTTATTCCGCCTAGGTTATACGCCTTTGAGGTCCCGTAGCCACCAATAGAGTGGTGCTGCGCTTTACCCTCAAGACGAACCGCTGGCTTTGTCATGACCCGCACCCAGCGGTCGTCACCCATCCTAAGCTTTTCTTCCACGCCTATGTCAAAAAGTTCTTTTGATATAGGCTTGTTTTTTGCCGCCATATCTAGAACATCTTCCCACTCGCGCTCAAACCTAACTCGTCTCGTTCCTTCAATCAACGCCTCAGGAAAATCCCGCCTCTTAAGCTCGTCATCGGTTAATGCAGAGAGCGCTTGGGCAACATTTTTTGATTTAAAGATATCTAGACTCCATGGGCTTACGTCATAGGCGGTTTCGCCCTCTAGTAAGCCTCTAGCAAGGGGTTCAGTAACAGTGCCTTTTTTCTTCACTGGAGTTGATCTAAATATTGCGGCCAAGTCTTTTTGGTATTGCGGAGAGTACAGGTCCTCCATGCTCTCAGGCCTTAAAATAGACGAAACAGCGGGGTTTATTTCAAAATCTTCTAAACCCCCTGAACGCAAGCGCAGACCTTCTTCTACCATCTTTTCGCGCTGCGAAGCATCTCGAAGTTGTCTGAGAGAGTAGTCGGCGGGGTTTTCTTGATACCCAAAAGCAGAAATCCCCGTTCTTTGGTCATAAAGTTTTTCAAAATCAGATCTAGCTTCGGTCCTAAGATCCTCGTTCTGACTCCTTAATCCGGCCATTAAATAACGTCTAAAACCACCCCGTTCTCTATCAGACCCCATAATCGGAACACGACCATCTAACAGGGCTTTGCGCACTTGATCAAAAGCCGTTCCATAGGTAGTAGTGAAGTACGTCTTGCCCTGCTTCTCAATAAATTCTTGAATCGTCTTCGCTCTGTTTGGATCAAGTTGGTCGTTGTCTACGAGGTTCTCTAGGTCATTCTTAGTGTTTCTAAAATATTTTCCTATCCCCGACCCTTCTTTCTCCGGGCCAATAAATAGACCACCACGCGGCTTTACCGCGCCCACCGGCGGCGTCTGCGCAAGCTCATAGTTCCTCAGTAAAGCCGACGCGGCTCCTGGACCAGGGGCCGGGAGGGTTAGCAATTGCGGCATGGGGGCGAGCTTCAAGGCCTCGGCCTTCTCGCCAATAAACCCCAACACGTCCCGCGCAGTCTGCGTCTTCGGCTGGCCCGTGATCCTGGCCATCATCTCCCCAGCCTCGGAACTCGCCTCTTGCACCCCTTCAGGCGTCCCATACTTCCCACCCGTGACACCCTTGTACACACCATACGCTGAACCTACCGGCGCTCCGACTGTTCCACGAACAAGCAAGTTCAAAATGTCCAGGGGCACGTCCACCGCACCACGGATCTCCGGAGGCAAGATGCCTGGGTTTCTTTGACGGTCCATGGGCGGCGTTCCAGTAAACATCTGCTGGATGTACTCGTCGTTTGTCATCTCACCCTCCGGTGGCGATCCCCGTGACCGTTCCTTGATGAACTTCGTCACTTCACCGCCTGCGGCGTAGCCATTCACTACGCCGCCTTGAGATTTGCCCACAGGAGACTTAAACTGCAACAATTCTTCGGGTGTTATGTAATCGTTTTTAACGGCTTCTTTAATGCGTTTAAGTTCACCCAAGTCGCGAGTGCCTAAAGCATTTAACGCACGGTCTGTGTCTCGTAAATCAATTAGGTCAGTATTTTGTAAGTCCTTCACCAAAGACCATTTTTGGCCTTTAACAAAATCCTGCACAAACGGAATGTACTCTGCTGCAGGTTTCCGGTCGTTAATGCCTTTTATCTGGGTAATTTGCAAAGGTGCTGGCGGAACGCCCGCCTCTGCTAAAGCCATAGCAACGTGCTCATCTGTCAAATCTTCAATGTCTGGATTACGCCGCCTCCATTGACGAACATATTCTCCGTACTGTGCTTTTGTCTGTGGATCTAGTCTTGAAAATTCCGCATCGCTAATAGGGTAGGGGTTTTCACTAGGCTTCACCTCAATCGTAGTGTGTGGCCTGCCAGATGAGTCACGCAGACTGAATATGCGACTCTCGCCACTAAGAACATCAGGGCAATACCCACCTACACAGTGCTGCATGATGTCGCCTTCGTACTTGAGAGCACTTTCTAGCTCTGTGTACGCACCTTCTCTGTATTTTGTTTTTGTAGCATTTTTTAATGCTTCCTCTGGCGTTGCATGAAACAGCCCCTTCTCGCTAGCTAGGATGTCTCCGTCGGGCCCTTGAACAAACCAAGGTGTTTTTTGCATATGCGCCCTATCGTCTTTTACAACCTTATAGCCTTCAGGTAACTTAAAATCTTCAGGCATATTGGGTATTTTTATCTCCACCCACCGCAACCCCTGCTCTGTCTCCGGGTACTCCTTGTACACCTCAGTCGACTTCTGCGCCGCGAGCTTATCGGCCTCCGCTTTTTGCACCGCACGATGTGCATTGATCCGGTCAACAAGGTTCGCGGCCTGAGGCACGGTCATCTTCTCCAAGTCCTTAACACTTATCTGAAGACTGGGAGGCAGCCCCGAGTCAGGATTCAAGGCATTACGGAGCTCGTCCGTCATGTGCTTGAATCCCGTGTCTTGCTGACTTAAACCCCTGTTCAACATCTGCACCTGAGTCTCTGGCGGAACATTAGACAGCCAAGGGTTTTCAGCCATTATGCGCTGGGCATAATCCCCCCGTAAAAAGAAACCTGAACCTCTGACCCTTTCCGCACTTGCCCGTGGGGTAAGGTATCGGTCGGCTAATGCTTCCCAGTTTCTGGCTATTGGGCTAGTAGCAAAAGGTTCGCGTGGAAAACCAGCGCTTTCTCGGTCTTCCCTAAGCATGACGTTTACCGGAGATTCTCGCGGCGTGTAATGCATCCCAGTACGCGCCGCAATAAACTCCCGTTCCTTCTCAAGCTCCAATATCCGCGCCCGAGAACGCGTGAGCACCTCAGGCTCTACACCCCGTTTACGCTGCGCCTTCTCCATGTCCGCCTTGGCCTTGGCAATCTGCACATCCTTCTCCGCCAACAACCTAGGCTGCTGCTCCGTGGCCCACTTGTCAGCCTGCAAGCGCAAAGGATCACGCTCCGTGGCCATGTCATTCTTCACATACTTGGTGAGCTTGCTGTCGATCCACTTGTTAAGCGCCACCTTTGGCTCAAGATCAGCAAAAGCCCGATTTATCTGTGCAACCGATTCAGGAGAAAGAGTCTTTACAACCTCTGGCGGATAAGTTGCTTTTATTTCCGCCAAAACACTTTCAGGTGTCTTACCTACCAGACCCGCAGTCAAGGTTTTGGTTTCATTTAAAGCCTTCTCCACCTCCCCAGCCAGATAGTTCCCACCAGGAAGCTTGATTACACCAGCTGGCGCCGTCTGCATTTCCCTGGCAATCACCTCCTCGGCCTTGCTCGCAGCCCTGCCCACGCCCCTCGCAGCCCCAGGAGTCGCAATGCCCCCGGCAATTCGACCCAATAACTCGGCCCCGGATCCCGTAGAAGGTTGCACTAACCCGCGCTTGGCCGCCTGCTCAATGAACCAGTCACTCCCACCAACCGGCTTCTCGACGTTATACCCAAAAGGCTGCATGAGCAACGCGCTAATGTCCACCGCCCCACCCAGTAAATCAAACGGCGTGTACGTAACCCCACGCACTAGATCACGAAGGACATTGGGGTTTCTACGGTCCTCAGCGGGCAACGTGCCCGTGAACATCTGCTGGATGTACTCGTCATTGCTCATCTCACCCTCAGGCGGGGAGCCTGCCTGACGCTTGCGGACAGGGTCAGCAAGTCTAAAAGCATCCATTGCCCAGCCCTGCGCCGTGTCCACAATAATTTCTTTTTCACCAGGACTACCAAAGGCAACCACATGTTTCGGGGTCAACGGCACTTGAGCCACTACCAGATCCTTACGATTCTGGTTCTTAACAAAATTTCTAAAGGCTTCTGCTGCATTGCGATCAAGGGAAAAGGACAACAGGTCACCTACATCTCCTGCCTGCAGTGCCTCAAACTCATCCCTAGACATCAAACGGTACCCCATAAACTGATTACCAAGATTTTTCTTGGCTATCTGCTGGGACTGCTTGATGTACTGCTCTCCTCCAGGAACCCTAAAGAAAAAATATTTCGCGTCACCTTCTCCAAAATTCCCAACACCACCAATATGCGCGCTTCTAATATCATCTATGTATTGGTTCGTAGGCAGCTTGTCCACTTCATCAAACACACGGGCAAAGTCAACAACAGGCGCATCCTTCTTCCCCAACGCCTTCAACGCGTCCTTCGCCTTGCCCGACTTTTTGATTTCGGGGGCTTTTTGTTTGCGGATGAAGTCCTCTGTCGAGACTTCGCCATCCTTCGCCTTACCAACAGCAGGTGCGGTTTTTGTCTTCGGTCCAAAGGCATATACGTCACTGCCATAGGAATACATTTTTTGGGGATCAAGATCTACCCTTGCGCGAGGACCATAGTCCACGACATCACGGGCAACTAACACCTGACCTTCCTTCAAGCCTTGCGCACGGCGGTCGAATTCAAATTTATCAAACTTACGCAATCCATATCGATCTACAGTAACCGGAAACTCAACTACCTGATCCGCCATCACAAATAACGGAGTAACTGCTCCACGTTCCCCTAACCCTAAATCAGGGTTAGCGTAACTTGAAGCAACATGTGGTGATGTGCTACCAAACGTAGCGTAACCGGACCTTGGAGCACCTGCCATCATTCCTTCAGTTGGGTCTCCAGCAAACACTACTCCACGATAAATTACAACAGGCTCTCCGTCAGGTCCGACAAGAACCCCCGGAGGGGCAGCTTTTTTAAGTGTTTCCTTCTTCCCCAACGCCTTCAACGCGTCCTTCGCCTTGCCCGTTCCCTTGATCGCCGCCGCTGGCAACGCCAATGCAGGCAAATTAGACAACGCCTGACCCGTCCGATACGGCTCACTGCCCTTGCGCCCAGGCTCAAGACCCAAGAATCCCTGGCCACCTTCGACCACGGCCCTAAAAAGCTCTTCCGCTTTCCCAGGCTCACGGCCCCCAGCAAAGCCACTGGCAATCTCTTCCATCAGGTCAACATCAGACGACGACTCACCAGCCGAGCCGCCGTCAGAAAACTTTTTTACAGGGGCACCCCCAAGATTTAACAACATTCGCCTAGCCTCGGACCCCACATCACCGCCCCTGGCAAGACCCACCGCCGACGGGGCATTGGCCGCCTTTAACCGCTCAAGCTCCAACTGCGCCGTTACCTGCGCCGGAGTAAATACCGGCCCCGCCTGCTCCTTGGTCGGCGTAACAGGAGGAATCTTCGACTGAATAAACTGCCCAATACTCTGCGTCGTCCCGGCCGTGGCCCCAGGCATCGCGGGAGGCGTGAACGTGAGCGGACGAGCAATGGTCCCCATCGCTACCCCTACATCCTGGGCCGTGGCCCCCGCTCCAGCCAAAAGCGCATCTTGCTGCTCCTTGGTGAGCTTGCCACTCGTCATCCCCTCACGAATGTTCGCGTAATACTGCTCAGGAGTCATTTCCCCAGAAGCACGAATCCGGGCCATCCCAGGAGATAGCGCCGTGGTCGTGGGAATCACAGGATTGGCAATCGTCGTCGTAATAGGAATCCTGGCCAACTCGCCCTGGTACATGAACTCCTCCTGCGGAGTCCTCTTGTATATCCCACCACCACTACCGTACGGATAGTTGCCCGTCAGTTCCGAGACCAAGTTGCCCGTGGCCACCCCTGGCGTACCCCCTCCCTTAGCCGCTAACTCGTCTCGCGCGCCAACATTAAAGGCCGACGCCGCTTGGACCACGCCATTGTCCAAGGCGTAATTCACCCAGTAATTTACTTCCTCTGGACCCGGCTGACGGTTAAGAACGGAGGTGTAACCAGAAGACAAGACCTCTCCAAGCTCTTTTCTCGCCGACTCCTTAAACGCCGCTAAGGTCTGCTCAGGCGTGTTTGTCCTGTAGTAGTTGTTCCAAAAGTCAATCTCATCGGCACGAGGAGTACGGTTCAAGTACCGCGCGTAGAGGTTGTTTACCTCTCCGCTATAGTCAACAGGCGGAGTTCCTGTAGCCGTTGTTCCGGGAGTCGTGGTTCCGGGAGTCGTGGTTCCGGGAGTCGTGGTTCCGGGAGTCGTGGTTCCGGGAGTCGTGGTTCCA